CTGGACATTGTCGGCTCGCGGTACCAGCAGATTCCGATCGAAAGGCGCGCGGCTGTTGGAGAGGCTGCGTTTGGTGCGCAGGGCGGCCGCGCAGTCGGTCTCCTCGCCGACCCCGCGGTCCATGAGCAGGTTCTGAACCTGCGCAAGGGCATGGAAGATCCTCAGCTGCGGGCCAGGTACGGCTCCTTCCTCCAGGACTATGGGCAGGAGACTTGGCAGCAGGGTCGGGTCGCCTTTGCGGCTTTCGATAACGCGATGATCGATCTCGGCGAGCACATTCTGCCCGCAGCCTCCGGCGCGCTGAAGGACTTCACCAAGGCCGTTGACTATGTCACAGGTCTGATCCCAGGCGCGAAGAAGGGCGGTGAGAGCACTGTCGGCAAGCGCGCACTGGAGGGCGCCGGTATCGGCGCGTCGTGGGGCGCTCTCGGCGGTCCAGGTGGCATAGCTGGCGGCGCAGTCATAGGCGGTGCCCTCGGAGCGGCCGAAGGCTTCATGGAGCAATACTCCAAGGATCAGGGCGCGAAGCAGGACAAGAAGCAGACCGAAGACTTCCTGCTTGAGCTCCGACGCCAGAACATAGGGGCCGCAATGGGCGCGCCGGGCGTCGCCGCGCAGAAGGCGCCACCGATCACGCTCAATCTTAACATCGACGGCAAAACCTTTGCGCGGGCTCTGTCACAAGCCGGCGATCCCTTCAACGGCTTCCCGGCACAGGCGCCTGCGTATGACGGCCTGACCAGTGGCCGCGAAGGCGACGATCACCAGCCAGACCACTAAGCGAAAGGGCGATTGCAATGCCGGCAGACGTCCTAACGCTGGGCGGGATTGCCTTCGACCAGTTCTCGACTCCGCGCGAGATGATGGGCGGCGGCAACCAGGCCATGGTTGTCCACAAACTGCCTGGCGGTGCGCGCGTCATCGATACGCTGGGACCGGACGAGGCCGAGATCACCTGGGACGGCATGTTCTTCGGTGACAACGCCTACGCGACTGCGCTTGCCATCGACGGCATGCGCCAGGCCGGGCAGGTGGTGCCGCTTACATGGGGCGGCCAATTCCGCAAGGTGATCGTGTCGCGGTTCATCTACAAGGCGCGGCGCCTGCCGCTCTGGTTTGAGTATTCCATCGTCTGCACTGTCTATCAGAACCCGATGCTCGGCGTCCTGTCGGCGTTGACATCGTCGATCGACACGCAGGTCGGGTCGGACCTCTCAGCCGCGCTTGCGCTTCTATAGGGAGGCCCCGTGGCAATCCCCGTGAACATCGCCACCGAGCTGACGGACCTGCAGGCGCAGGTGGCCGCCAACACGCCGCTCTTGTCGGCGAGTCAGGCGACGCGCATTGCGATCAAGCTCAATGCCGCGCAGCTCGTCTCTGACGTGCAGGCCGCGCTGGTGGCGCCGAACAATCTGCTCGACACCTGGGCCGCACCGTCTGACCCCGGCGCGATCGCGTCCGGCATCCTGACAGTGCTTCAGGCGTCGCAGGATCAAAGCAACCTCGCCCTGATGCGCGGCCTTGTCGGGCGCGTGGCCAGCAACGTGGATCAACTGCCGTGAGCCCGGAATATATCGCGGCCACGATCCCGGCCAAGGAGATCACGGTGTCGGATACGACGCTATTCCAGATCGCCATGGATGAGTTCGGCGACCCGCTGCAGTGGGTCGCGATCGCGCAGCTCAATGGGCTGGCTGATCCGTGGATCTTCGGCCTGCAAACGATCTTGATCCCGCCGGTGCTGCCGGCGGGGACACCTACGGGAATCCTGGGACTGTGAAATGGCGATCACACAAGGGGCGGGCGCGCATTTCGCGACGCTCACCATTAACGGCTCGGATTTTCCGATCGAGCACGGCAGTGTGAGTCAGGAGGCCAAGAGGAAGTCAGCGTCGTTCTCCGTCTCCATTCCAATGTCGTATCCTGGCGCGCGGGAGATGCTTGCGTCGATCGGCGAGAACACGGCGAGCATTAGCGTCACCACCCGCGGTATGAGCGGCACGTTGATCACCGGCGAGGCCGACAACGCCATGTTCGACTACATCGGCCGCACTATCGAGGTCACCGGCCGGGACAAGTCGGCCAAGCTGCACGAGCTTAAGACCAGCGAGAAGTGGGTCAACAAAAAGACCACTGACGTCGTTCAGGATCTGATCGGTCGCGTTGGTCTCTCCGGCAATATCTCGGCCAGCAGCGTTATGGCCGGCAAGATGTTGCAGCAGGACTACGTTCGTCTCACCGACAACGTCTCCTACGCGTACATCATCCACAGACTGTCGCAGCTCGATGGAGCGCGCTGGTGGGTCGATGGCAACGGCAACTTCAATTACGCGCCTATCGGAAATCCGCAGGGCATCTATTCGATCATGATCAACCAGGATGCCGATCCGATCTCAGCGGACTGCCTGGTCCTGCGTATCCACCGCAACATCCAGGCCAGCAAGAACATCGCTGTGACGGTGCAGTCCTGGCATCCAAAGAAGAAGCAGGTCTTCGCTTACACCTCCAATGTGGAGGGAAGTGGCGGTCAGAAGACCTACAACTATCACATCCCGAATCTCCTTCAGGATCACGTCACCAAGCACGCGCAATCGCGAGCCGGGGAGCGGGCGCGCCACGAGCACACGGTAGAGGCAACTGTGGTGGGCGATCCTACGGTTGCCGCCGGCATGGGCCTGCAGCTGAACGGAACGGACTTCGATCAGACCTTCGACATCGACTCCGTTCATCACGAATTTGGAATGAGCGGCCATCGCACCTCGATCACGGCGCGGGCGGCAAAGCAGGGCCGATCGGCATCATGAGCGATGAGAACTTTGTTCTCGGTGTGGTTGAGCGGTGGTGGGCCTCTCGCTACAGCGAGCGCCACGCGCTGGTCACGAGCTTCGATCCGCAGCGATACCTAGCGAAGGTTGCCTTCCAGCCGGAAGGGCAGGAGTCTGGCTGGCTGCCGATCGAGACCGGCCACATCGGCAACGGCTACGGAATCGCCGTCGGACTGCAGCCTGGTGACGGCAAGACGACTGGCGACCAGGTCGTTGTCCGCTATCAGGAAGGCGACTTCGAGTCCGGTAAGATCGTCCAGAGAGTCCATAGCGACAATGACCAGCCGCCGACGGTGCAGTCGGGTGAGCTCGTCATCTACAACCGCTTCCAGAAATCTGACGGCGGCCCGAACTCCGCGAAGGGCGGACAGGGTGGCACGGGCCAGCAGATCTATTTCAAGAACGACGGCTCTGTCACCGTCACGGACGGCAACGGCGCCACGATCGTTCTTGATGGAAACGGCAACATCAAGATCAAGGGCAAGCTGATCCAGATCGACGCACAGACCTTCACCGTTGTGGCGAGCGGCGACGCTGGCATCAGCGGCGGTGGCAACGTCGAGGTGCAGGCCGGCGGCATTCTCGGCCTTGACGGTGGCGGCAACGTCACAGTCCAGGGCGGCGGCAGTGTCTCCGACGGTTCGGTCACCCCGCCATCTGACCAGCCTAGCATCCCGCCATTCACGGTGCCGGTATGACGACGCTTCCGCTCGAATTTCAGCTCGACAGCAAGAAATCGACGGTAAGGCTGTTTGGCCTGACCCAGCCGATCACGTCGAACTCGCTCGCCACCAATGTCAGCTTCGTGCAGTGGGACGGAATCACTGGCGTCGGCAAGATCACCTACAACGATCGCCTGCCGCTGCCAGAGCAGTTCACCGACCCGTCGCCCTACCAGACCTACGTCAACCAGTGGATGACGGCAGGGGCGAACCTCCTGACTAACCCGCTCTCGCTGGCGCAGGCACAGGCCGTCAAGAGCAGCCTGATCGACAGCATCTGGGCGGGCAAGCGGCAGGCCCCGATCAGCGTCACGACATCGCTCGGCGCCTATAGCTTCGACGCCAGCGACGTTCTGAGCGGCGCCCTGAACATCGGCGCGTGGCTGCCAGCGGTCGCGAGCATCATAACGGAAGTGAACGCGATCAACAGCGACGTCGCCTCCGCAATCGCCAGCCTGATCTCCTACATCAATTCCGGCTTCACGAGCAGCGACAACCAGATCAACTCCTATACCTCCACGCTCACGACCCAGCTGAACGCCAACTGGCATTACTTTACAGGCAACAGCTACCCCGTACCTGATCCCACGCAGTCCGCTTCCAGCATCAGCGTCGGGGCGATCCCGTCTTCTATCTATTCAGAGCCAGCCGCCCTGACGACGCTGACATCTCCCGTGAAGATGCTGCCGATCGGCTCGACAAGCTATCCCGCTTTCACGCTCGCCGATCTCTTTGCCGTGCTCACGGCGGTGCAGACCCAGCGCGCCAATGAACTAGCGGCCAGAGCAACAAAGCAGGCAGCCGTGGCTGCGCTGACGACGGTCGCCAACGTCATCGTCTACGACGCGACCACCGGATGGTGACATGGCCGACCTTGATCTCGAATGGAACGGCGACTTCCAGGTCGACGCGAACGGCGATCTATTGACCGCCGACGGCAACGACGAGGTGCGCCAGCGGATTCAGCGGCGGTTGTTCACCGCGGTCGAAGGCTATGTCTGGCACCCTCCATATGGTGCGGGTCTGCCGCAGAAGATCGGTAGCGTGCTGTCGCAGTCCCAGATTCAGTCGATCGTTTCCTCTCAGATAGCAGAAGAGGCGTCGGTTGCGACGAATCCGCCGGCGCAGGTTTCCGTCGATAAGCAGGACGGCGGCACTGTGACCATCTCGATCCAGTATTGGGACGCGCCGACTGGCGTCTCTGTGTCCTTCTCGATCACGGCATAAGGGGCGAGAATGGCCACTCTACCGACCCAATCATTTCCGACGATCGTCGCGAATATCTCCGCCGGGATTCAGGGGCGCGCCTCCAAGCTCATCGGCTTCGCGATCGGCTCGACGCTGCGCGCGATCGCGGAATCTTATGCCAGCGTCTTCCTCTGGTTCCAGGGAATGGTGCTCCTGCTGTTGACAGCGACGCGGCTGTCGACGGCAAGCGGCAACGATGTGGACACCTTCACCGCGGATTTCATGCCGGTTATCCCCGGCAGCCAGACGGCGGCGTTGCCGAATGGATCGCCGCGACTCGGCGCGCAGTTTGCGACCGGCCAGATCACGTTCGCTCGCTACACTGCTGGTCCCTCGTCTTGCTTCATCCCTGCGGCGAGCGCGGTGAGCCCGACCGGGGCCATCACCAACTCCGGCCCGAACAATGCCTCGACGGTCAAGTCGAGCGACGGCAGCCAGACCTTCGTGGTGATCGGAGACACGACGAATCCGAACTATTCGGCGGCGCTGGGCGGCTTCACGCTGCCCTCATCGGTCGCCTCGATCACCGTGGCGGCATCGGCACAGCTGCCAGGCGCCGGCGGCAATGTCTCGGCCGGCGCAATCTCGGTCATCACTTCGCCAATCACCGGCATCGATACCGTGAACAATGTCGCCGCTTTCACGAACGGCGCGAACCAGGAATCGGACAATGCGCTGAAGCAGCGCTTCGCGGCATATATCCTGGGCTTGAGCCGCGGTGACTATTATGGCCTCAACGCCTCGATCGAGGGCGCGGCGGTCACGGTGCAGTGGACCCTGACCGAGGGCTACAATTTCGACGGCAGCTATCACCCCGGCTACTTCTTCGTCGTGGCCGACGACGGAAGCGGCAACCCGTCTGCCGCATTCCTTGAGACTATCAAGGACGCGGTGCAGGCCGTCCGGCCGCTCAGCATCCAGGCCTCGGTGTTTCCGCCGACCATCATCACCGCGAACGTCTCGATGCAGCTGACGACGGCGCCCGGCTATGACCACGGCGTAGTGGTGGCACAGGTCGCGGCCCTGGTCGCGACGAACATCAACTCGCTCGGTCTCGGCAACACGCTGCCTTGGTCGCAGCTCGCGGCATGGGCCTACACGGTGCCCGGCGTGACAGCTGTCGCAGGCGTTCTCTTGAACGGTGTCAGCGGTGATGCCGCGTCGCTTACCCCGACGAAGTTGACGCAGGACGGCACCCTCTCGATCGCCTATGGCACGATCAAAGCTGGGACGATGACCATCTCATGACGACCACCGGCAGCTCGGCAGATATTGTCCGGCGCATTCATCGAGTACTGCCGAAGCGGTGGTTTCAATGGGGCGCACCGATCCGCGACGCTATCCTGGGCGGCCTGTCGGACTCGGCGGCGTGGTGCTACGACCTGATCGGTTATGCGCGGGCGCAGACGCGCCTTGCTACGGCCTATGGCGTCTGGCTCGACATCTTCGCCCTCGACTTCCTTGGCCGCTACCTGCAGCGCAATGGCGCGCCTGACGATACGTTCCGCGCGCAGATTAAAGCAACCGTGCTGCGGGAGCGCGTCACCCGCAAGGGCATGGTCAACGCGGTCACCGCGCTGACGGGAAAGGCGCCGTGGATCTTCGAGCCGTGGAACACGGGGGACACCGGGGCCTATAGTAGCCGTTGGCAGGACGGAACAACGAATCTCCTGACATACTCCCAACAGTTCAACAATGCCGCTTGGGGCATCACGGGCTTGCTGCCGTTCGGTTCTGGCTCGACCGCGAATGCTGCGATCGCTCCAGACGGAACAGTAACCGCGGACCACATCGTCGTAGATGCGACTGCCAACGTTCATCGTCTAAATCGCGGTGGCTGGACTTTCCCAGGCGGCCAACCTTACGCCATCAAGATCTTTGCGAAGGCAGCAGAGTACAACTTCCTTCGCATCGAGTTCTATCGGGGGGCGACTACTGGCGCCGCGCATTTCAATCTGACGACCGGCGCGATAGGCGAAGTCTCTAACGCATCGTGGACCAACGCGGAGTATGTTGGGGCTGGCTGGTGGGAGTGTTCGGTCGGTTTCGTGACCGACGGGCCGGCTCAAGTCTTCTACGTCTATCCCATCCCCTCGATGACCTCCGGTAACAACTGGACTGGCGATGGCGCTTCCGGGATTTATGTTTGGGGTGCGCAATTGGAAGCCGGGGCGGAGTCGACGACGTATCTCGCCACTACGAACACGCCAGCAACGCGATCGGCCATCAATGGATTTCGTTGTGGCCAACTCGGTTACGGGATCGGGCAGGGCGGCTATGGCAGCATGGTGCTGCCAGCTCAGACCTTCATGAGGGTTAACTTCGGCGCTGGTGCCGGCATTCCCAATGTTGCCGGCTACGGTACTGGCGCAGCTGGATATGGCGTTGGTGCTGCCGAATACGCGGGGCCGACGGTCGAGAAGTCCGGCGTCACGCTGCCAATGATTTACGACATCATCAACAAGACCAAGCCGACGGGAACGATCTGCTGGGTCGCCGTCGAGCAGTACTTTACCGAGTTCGACCCGAAGATTTTCGACCCGAAGGTCTTCGACACCGCGACGCGCGACGTCAATCTCTAAACGTCATCGAAAAAACTCGCATGCAGGCCCCGTCTCCGGGGCCTTTTTCGTTGGGAGCATTAGTTATCAATGACCGTGACCGTCAGCCACGCCAAGGTTACTGGCGCTCCGGCAAACCCGTCTGTTCTCGTCGATGGACCGGCGTGGGATGCGCCGCACGTTGTAAGCGGACTCGCTCCTTCGGCGACCACTGACACCACGAACGCCAGCAATATCACGAGTGGACAGCTCCCCGTCGCGCAAAGTCAGGCGCCAGCCGGGACGGCCGCTCCGCTTATGAACGGCACTGCTGCGGTTGGCGTTAGTCAGCTATGGTCGCGCCAGGACCATGTGCATCCCACGGACACCTCGCGGGCTCCACTGGCGAGCCCGGTGTTCACTGGCACTCCTACCGCTCCCACGCCGACCGCTGGTGACAATAGCACCAAGCTGGCAACCACGGCGTTCCTCGCGACAGCTTTAGCGGCCTACGAGACCACGACTGCGCTAACGACCACGTTGGCGTCCTATGTGACGACGTCTTCGCTAACGACTACGCTGGCGTCCTACGCTCCTTTGGCGTCCCCGGCGTTCACTGGCACGCCGACTGCGCCTACACCGGCAGTTGGCGACAGCAGCGCCAATATCGCCACCACGGCATTCGTAAAGCAGAACGCTCCGTCTGCTCCGAGCGCTTGGACGCGCACAATCCTCAAAACCGGTTCTGGCACCTACACCCCGCCAACGGGTTGCAAGGCGATCTGGGTCCGCATGATGGGCGGCGGCGCAGGCGGCGCTGGCTCCCCCGTCCCGGGCACGGGGACTATCTCGGTCGGCGGTGGTGGCGGCGGCGGCGCATATTGTGAAAAGCTCATCGTCAGCCCGGCAGCGTCTTACGCCTACGCCGTGGGAGCCGGTGGTAATGGCGGCTCTGGCGCCGTTAACGGCGGCGCGGGCGGTACTACCACATTTGGAACGTCGCTTCTGACGGCACCCGGCGGCGTGGGTGGTTCAACTATGGGCGGCGGCACTGCCTTTTGGGTCTCCAGCGGCGGTGCCGGCGGTGCTGTTGCGACAGGCGGCGACATCAATATGACCGGCGACTCGGGCGGTCCCGGCATTGGCGACAATACATTTGACGTGATGGGCGGTCCCGGCGGGGCGTCGTTCTATGGCGGCGGAGCCGTCTCCTCCGCCGTTGGCGCCGGCTCGGCGGCAAACGGCGCCAGCGCTGCCGCCAATACGGGCGGAGGAGGCGCCGGCGGCGCTTCTGCCAGCACGTCCTCCGGGTCAAGCGGCGGCGCTGGTGGATCAGGTATCATCGTTATCGACGAGTATTACTAATGGAAACATACGCAATCGTTGTCAACGGCGTCGTGGTCAACCTCGTGGAATACGCGACGGCGCCCGGCGTCAACGCAATGGTGGCCTTCCCTGCGGGCGCCACCGCAGTGCTCGCGACGAATGGATGCAGCATCGGCTGGACCTACGCGAACGGAACGTTCACCAACCCGAATCCGCCACCGGCCGCGCCCATCCCGAACATCTTGCGCCGACAGTTCTATCAGCAGCTGTCGGTGCAGGGAATCATTACGCAGGCGCAGGCACTGGCTGCGGTACAGGGCGGGACGATACCGGCACCGCTACAGACTGTCGTCAACGGCCTGCCATCAGCAGAGCAGTTTGGGGCGACCATGATGCTTGCTGCTGACGCGACCTTCTCACGCAATCACCCCATGACCATCGCGATCGGGACGGCCTACGGCTGGACCTCGGCGCAGATCGACTCGTTCTTCCAAGCGGCATCGCAACTGTAACGCCGCTCTCGACGATCTCCTCCTAGCAACTGAACAGCAAGACGTAACCGACACCCGCCGCGAGGCGGGTTTTTTATTGGCAAGGACTCCTCCATGGATCGCGTGATCGTCTATCCCGGCGCACTGCCGCAGGATACCGACGTCCTCTACACCAACCTGTTTGGGCTGCTGAGCGAAGCCTTCCAGAACGCCGCCTTCGTTGGTACGTCGACCGCTGTCGCTGGGCTTGCTTGCACGCCGACGGCTCCTGCTTCGCTACAGGTCAACGTCGGTGTCGGCTCCATCTTCCAGATGGATGAGGTGGATGCCTCGGCTTACGGCAGCCTCGGGACCAACGCCAACAACGTCGTGAAGATGGGCATTCTGCCGATTGCGCAGACCCTGACCATCACGCCGCCTCCAACCACCGGCTACTCGCAGGTCTATCTCGTCGAGGCCGCGCTGCAGGACATCGACGGTGGCTCGATGGCGCTGAGCTATTACAACTCAGCCGATTCTGCGGACCCGTTCTCTGGTCCGAACGATTCTGGTTCCAGCAACTACACGCAGCGCAGCTGCCGTTGCGTAATCCAGCTGAAGGCGGGTGTGCCTGCCACCGCTGGTACGCAGGTCACGCCGTCGGCGGACGTCGGCTTCGTTGGCCTCTACGCCATCACAGTATCCAACGGCACCACCCAGATCGTCTCGACCAACATCGCGCAGCTCCCCTCGGCGCCGTTCTTTCCGACTCTGCCGCAGATTCCCTACCAGGTGCAGGGCGGCAACTACATCTATGCCGGCCAGGACACCGGCGTGGCGAACGCCTACGTCATCACGTTCCAGCCGGGTCAGCCAATCCCGACGGCCTACACGCCTGGAATGACGGTGAAGTTCAAGGCGCTGAACGCCTGTACTACTACCGGATCGACGGTGAATGTGAACGGCCTCGGCGCCGTCACCATCCACCGAGCGAGCGGTGTGGCGCTAACGACTGGCGACATCGTTTCCGGCCAGCTGGTCGAGCTGACGTACGACGGCACCTACTTCCAGATGGCGAACTATCTGGGCTCCGGCGCGACCAGCAACACCACGACCCAGGTCGACATCCCATACGTCGCGGACAGCGGCACGCAGAATCAGATCGTGGCGACTTACACGCCGGCGATCGCCGCACTGACCGACGGCCTGTATCTCGCCGTCAAGTTGGCGTTCACGATCACTGGCGCGGCGACGATGAACGTGAACGGCCTCGGTGCCAAACCTGTCGTGCTCGGCGACGGCACGAACCCGCCATTCAATGTGTTCGTCGCCGGTATGGACCTCTTGGTCGCGTACAGCACGGCAATGGGGGCGTTCCAGATCGCCAACACAAGCGCCGGCATGTTCTATCGCCGGCCGACGTCGAACTATACGATCTATGTCAACACCGCGACCGGGAGCGACACGCTCTACGACGGCACCTCTGCCACCGTGACCGGAGTCGGAACAGCGGGTCCGTTCAAGACCATCGGCAAAGCGATGCTGACGGCGTTTAGCTACGCTCCGTCGCAATATTCGATCACGATCCAGATCGCCGCGGGCAGCTACAATGAGGCGGTCTTCACGCCTGGCTATGCTGGGCCTAACGTGATCATCAATGGTGCCAGCGCCGCCAGCGTCCTCATCAATTCTGGCAACTCACACACCGTCGTGGTCAGCGGTCCCAACACGCTGACGGTCCAGAACGTCACTGTGCAGAATAACGGTAACCCGCAGTGGGCCGGCTTCCAGGCCTACGGCGGCGGCAGCATGGTGACGAGCAACACCGCGAGCAACACGATCGGTGCCACCGTGTTCACCGCTAGCGAAGGTGGCACGATGAACCCCGGCAACCACACCTTCAGCGGATCGAGTGGCGGTCTATTCGAGTCCATCGCCGACGGCACGCTCAACCTCGCCAACGCCACGTTTACGTTCTCGACGCCGATCTCCGTGTCCACCGCCGCAGCCATCGCCTATGCCGGCGGCTTCTTGCAGGTGAACGTCTACCTGCCGCCGACGTTCGTTAACCCGACCTATGTCAGCGGGCCGAAGTATCTCGCTCAGTACAATGGCGTCGTTGCCGTCAATGGACTCGGCGCCAACTACTTCCCTGGGACGACGCCGGGCAATACCTATAACGGAGGTTGGTATATCCCATGACGCAAGCTCCTAATCCCCTCCGGAGCTTCAAGCCGCAGGACTGGTACTGGCTTGCGAAGGACGGGCGCATCTATTCCAGCGCCCGCAACCAGGTCGTCAGCAGAACTGACGCCGGCTATAGGGCGTTCGTCGCACAGATCGGCGCGGCGACGCCTTGGCCGGTCGACAATAAAGGCCAGCAGAGCTCAGTGGCGCTGCAAGAGCTGTTGTCCTTCTATAACCTCAAAGGCCCCATCTGACACGAGCCGCCTTCGGGCGGCTTTTTCCCTTCCGCGAGAGACACGCCCCATATGATCACGATCAGATTTGTGACCTGCCGAGACGCCATCTCGGCGGCTATCCGCGCGTTCGAATACGGCTTCTGGGCTTCACACACGGAGGCCCTGATGCCAGACGGCACGTTGCTCGGCGCGCACTACGAAGGCGGAGTGCTGGCGCGGCCGCGTGGTTATGACGCCGGCACGGTCAAGCGCGAGGAGTTCGTCTCGATTCCGGCCACGCCGGAGCAGACTGACACCTTCCATTCCTACCTGCGAGCGCAGATCGGCAAGCCCTATGACGTCGAGGCGATCGCCGGCATCGTCGCGCAGCGCGACTGGCGCAAGGCCGATGCCTGGATGTGCAGCGAGTTGCAGGCGTCCGCCATATGCGAGTGCGGAGTCTTTCCCGCTCATCTCGCCACCGAGTTCAATCACGTCACGCCTCGCGATCTTCTTCTGATCGTGAGCGGTCGCTTAGAGCTACCCGCTTAACCAAACGGAGAGCCGAGTCTCACAAGTCGCCGCCGCGGGGCGGCTTTTTTTATGCGGAGTTCAAATGAACGAAATGCTTGGTTTCCCTTTGGCGATCGCCGCCGTCATCATCGTCTATCTGGGCGAAAAGATTCAGCAGGTGATGCTGACCCGTGTATTGCGGGAGGCTCTTAGTGAGGCTCAGGCCGCGGCCCATGGCCGTATCCCTCAAGCTGCCTTGCCGGCTCCTGAAGCCCCGAAGCTCCTGCCGGCTCCGGCCCTGACTCCCGCTCCGGTTCTTCCGGCTCCGGCACCGACGCCGGCACCAGCTCCCACACCGGCACCGGCACCGGCTCCTGCACCGGCACCGGCTCACGTTGCTACGCCCGCAGCTCCATCAGGTCCGTTCGCAGACGCGCCGGCCTGGTTTCAGTGGGCGTTGCACGAGATCGGCTTTCATGAGATCGGAAACAATCAAGGGCTGAGCCGCTATATCTCGCTGGCTCATTGTGGCGCCGAAGGCGAACCCTGGTGCGCCATCTTTGCCAACGCGATGCTCGAGAAGTCGGGCATCATCGGCACTCGCTCGCCGTCCTCGCAATCCTTCCGCGACAATCCGGCCTTCGTCCAGCTGCAAGGCCCGGCGCTCGGTGCGATCACCGTCTACTGGCGCGGCTCTCC